ATCTGAGCGAGCTCGTAAAGATGGAAGAGTATGTGGAAAAAGACAACCTGATGCAGTAATAGAAGCTAGAAGGCAAAAGCTATACTCAAGACAATTAACAGGTAAAACTACAAGACAACTTGTATTGGAACACGCTTCCAGGGAACAGATTGGTGTCGAGACTGCATGGAGTGATTGGAGAAAGGTGAAAGAATGGAACGATGAGGATTGGGAAAAAGATAGAGAGAAGATGATTTCACGACTCCAGGGGATGAGAATGAGGCTTTTTGAACAGGCAGTAAGGAAGGGTCAGTTGCAGACGGCTGCTCAGATATTAGATTCGCTTGGTAAAGTAGTAGGGGAGAGTGTAGAGAACATCAATTTAAACACTCCACAGCTATCAATTTCGGTAGAACCTAAGAAAAATAGTTGACACTAGAGTAATATTGTAGTATTATTATATTGTAGTACATTTATCGCTTATGCTTTGATTTATCAGAAGGTTCCGTGTGTCCTTTTATATAAAAAAATTTTTTAAAAAACCACCCCCCAAAAATGGGGAGCGGGCGGGCATAAACGGGCGGAAGTCTGGAGCAATTTAACCGAGGTGTAGTTTTTCACATTCGATTGTGGAATACTTGCCAGACTGTAGACAATTTTTAAAACTTTTGTCTGTGAGATAGCAAGCCCACAGAATGGAAGCAAGTGAGATAGCAAAAACCATAGCATTGAGTCTGGTGCGGTTTGATCGGTTGGTAGCTAACCTGTAAATTTTTATTCGGTTTGGGTTGGATTGGATCATTTGCGGAAGTGATACGGGAAAGAGAATAAAAAGAAGTTAATAAAGTGTGTGAAGTAATTTTTTATAAAATTGTTTTTTAATAAGTTTAGATTCGAAACAATAACGGATGGTTTGTATTGTTTTTAGAAATTCTTTATATGTCATAGCAGAATTAATTTCATGACTAAAATTTCCATTCTCAAATAGAACATATCCAGAACCATATCGATTCCAGAATAGATTTGTTCCTAATGTTTCATTCAAACATTTGATTTCATAATCAAGTTTAGAATCTGACATTGTTTGATCCTCCATTTAATCTGTTAATTCTTGCTTCATTCAAAATTGCATCAATAGCAAATTGGGATGGGGGCATTTCATAATAAGTTGATCCTCCAGAAGTAATTTTTTTGGGTTCTGGTGCTTCAAAATATTCTGGAGATTCTTTCGAAATAATTTCATGCATTTCTGCTGAATTGTTCCAAACATTTTTTGGGGTTGCCATAATAAAAATTAGTATGTGGTACACCCTATTTTAACCGATTTTTATATATAAATCAATTACTAAATTAATACAATAATAACCACTAAAAAACTAAAAAATCCTATAAATTCTCTACAATCTCACATAATAAGACTTTGAATTAATTGGTATAACTAGAGAATCTCAAACGTAAGAATCCTATAATTTTAAAAGTTAACCTATGCAATACTACATTAACAACTTTAAAATCATTCAATTTTTACTTATTTATTTCCACTAAAAAAGCTCCAGATTTTTAGTTTCTGGAGCAGTAAATATTTTTAGTTCTGGAGCAATTTAATTCAATCTTCCCAATCACAAGAATCATCATAATTTATTTTTGTTTTCTTACCATTGAAATGTAAATATCCGTTTTTTGTATAACCAAAATGTTTTCTGCTCCATTCTCCCATATCTTTTAAAATTTCTGTTTCTGTTTCTTTTTTAATAATTTTATTTTCAAATTTATAATATCCAATATTTTTCTTTTCTTTGGTGTGAATGGGTTGATTCGTTCCAATAATTCTATCTAATTTTTTCTTATCTATATTCTGTTCGATATGCTGTGAAAGCAATTTTAGATACTTTGAAGCTTCTGTTAGTTCGTTAGTTGAATGAACATTCTGGTCAAGATCAAATTTGATTGTGATTTTCATGATAATAAAGTGAATGAATTTTTAAACGTTAGTGAAATTTTTTGGATCGTAGTGAATGTAATTTGGATCATAATTTGGAACACTTCTAAATTTTTTATACATCATGAATAAAATATCTAAATGTGATTGATCGGTATATTTGATGCAATGCTCCATACAATCATTCCATTGGTCGTTAACTTTTTTAGTGTATTTTTTCAATTCTTCTTTATACTTTAATTCTTCGATAGGCAATTCTAATTGACCATTCTCTTCAATTTTTGTTTCTGGTTTCTGTGGTCTCCTACCTAACCATTCCGAAGATAGATAAAAAGCATAATTAATCTCACGATCCTTAAATTCTCTTAAGGTATTTTTCATACCATATTCATGTATGCAAGCTAATTGAGTAGTAGGAGAATAATAAGGAAAATTCAAATAAACCCAATAATCTGAACATCCCATAAATTCATAATCATTAGATTCTGCATGACAAGAATGAACATCGGGATGATCTTGTAATTGTTTAAAAGTTTTAGGATTAGCCATAATAATAAAGATGGTTATTACATCCTGTATTGTACTATATAACAAATAAAAAATCAAACAGAATGTATTGATATAACTACAATTTCAAAAGGTATAAACATACCTTAAGTCTTATTAAATTATTAGATTCTCATGTAGACTCATTGAGACTCATTACTACTGTCATAGGATTATTCGATTTAATTATATGTTCGCATTGAATATACTCTGAATTTGAAAATTCATGTTTAGCTTTATACATATCTATAAAAATTAATTCTAATTTTTCAATACTTTGTTCCTTAGAAAATTTAACAATAAAATGTTCTTCAATTCCATTAACCCAAGGTAAATAACTTTCGCAATTTTCAACAAGTTCTGATCCTGATAATAAGTAATAAATCATTTTTGTAAATTAGTGTGGTTTACAATTTCTATTGTATTACATTTAAGAATAAATAAAACTTTTTTAAATGGAATTTCGCACGTACAAAAAAAAATCCTGACGTTTTTAGCATCAGGATTAATAAATTTTAATTTCTGTTAGACAGTCTCTAATTTTTCAATACTGGTAAATGAGCAAGCCATATTGGACATTGCTAGTGAAAGAAAATTTGATTCTGGTCGATAATAGAAATAATATTTGCATGAATGTTTACAAACCGATCCATCTTTATTTAGTTGGTGTAATGTCAATTTCTCAACATTATATTTTTTTGAATGGGATCTTCTACCGACTGAAAGTAATTTTTCACGTTTACCGATTAGAGCATCTGTCATAGATACCCTTATTAAATCGTTATTTTTAAGTGTTTTGAATGTTTCTATCATTTTGAATGATCTCCTAAACTGTAGTTAATCTTAAACATTCTCTTCTAGCTTTTTGAATACGATCAGCACATCGACCCCTAATAAGACTTTCAAACCTTATTCTTGCTGATTCTGTAGAATCTACCCTACTAGATTCTGAATGTGTCTCATACTCTGTTATGGCGTTAAATGCGTTAAACAAATTAGGTTGATTACCTCTAGCTTCGATTTTAAAGTTTCTTTTTACATCGACCCATTCTTTATTAATATCCTTAAATTCTTTATTTCTCTTTTGCTTCGTATCTTTATCTGTTATCTGCCCTATTAATTTATCTTGGAAGCTATGCAAGAATAAATCCTTTAATAATTCATCACTGCATTTAGTGTTCTTCATTGCTTTAAATTCTTCAATAGAATTTGCTAGATCTCTACGTTGATATTTTAAAAATTCTGGGAGATTTTCTAGATACTTATTCACCCCAGACGAGTGCTTGAATACCATCTTATTTTTACTATTCTGTATAGACCCCATCTGATTGAAACACCATAATCGCACGTCTGATTGGATCACTTTGAAGCTATAACTGCCGTCCATACTATTAACGAAAATCATTCTTCTACGAATAGAATCACCTTGAGACACTTCCATATCAGAATTTTTTATTGCACATATAATGAATACTCTTGCAGTGTTATTCATTGGTATAACGTGTTCAACTTCTAGAAAATTTAAGTTTGGTTCGATAGCGTCATAAATAACATCATGTTTCACTAACTCATATGTATTAGATACTGTAGAAAGAACCTTACCTAACCTATTAGAAAAAACTGCTTTAGTATTAGGACATTCATAAGAAACGTCATTTACTTTTGTAAATGTTGGTTTAAGTTCAGGATCATTTAAAACATTAGTCTTAAATAGAATTGTTTTTAAATCGTCAGTTCTATTAAAAGGTGTAGAAATTAGATTTTCATTTCCCTGACGTTGATAACCTAGATTAGATCTAGTGAAATTCTCACTTCTATAGTGACTATCCACTCGTAAATCTGTTTCTGTAAATGAAACAAGAGAATCAATTTTGTTTGAATTTTTCATGGGTGTTGTAAAAATTAGATTACATATAGAATACTACATTACTTTGTATTGGATAGCAACTATTTTTTCATTTCTATATTAATTAAAATTTTATCAATTAATTTATCTGCACGATAACAAAGATTTTCAGAAAATTGATTTTCATAATTATTTGATATTTTTTGAAGCACTATTAAAATAAAAAATAAATCCTGTATAGGTATAGATACATGACTATGCCTAAAAAATTTATGAATGTGGGAGGCCATAATGAATGAAAGAATTTTAACAATCCATACTTAACTTAGTTAATAATGAATGTCAAATTCTGAGAATTCTCACTAAGAATAATGAATGAGAATTTTTATCAGTTGCATAATGAATGGAACTAAAGTAATATTGTAAGGCACATTAACCACCATGATTATGGCTGTCGATCCACTAGATCAAAGTAGTGATAGGTATTTAACTGTCACTATGAATGAAATTAAAATCTTAGTCGGTATGATGACTAAGTTGAAAGAACTATTTCCAATAGAAGGACATTACTATGTTCATAAAGCCTGTAACATTCTAATTACTATCTGTAAGCAACAGTTAGCCCAGGAAGATGTAGACGAGCTAACAGAGAGATACGGGATATGACTAAACATTTTATCAACAAAGCCTTAGAAAATATGGATAGGTTCGGAGGTAGTTTTGTACAGTCTCTTGCTGTCTGCTATAAAAAAGCCGATCCAGATAACCAAACTATTCTCTATAACGCTTTTGAACATCTTTTCTTTAAATATGCCAAGTTTAAAGATGACTAAAGAAGAAGCTGAAAACTTCATCTATAAATGTCTGGTAGATAACGAATCCAAAAAAGATCCGAAAGAAAAATTAACTCGGTTGGATATATGCGATATACTGCATACTGATTTTGAGATTCCTAAGTCTACGGCATATAGATACTATAAAGACTCCTTTAATCTATACAAATGGGAACAAGCTAAACCCGATCCATCAAAAAAGATTAAAGACAATAAAGATACCATTTTAGCTAATGTGTTAGATACTGCTGAAGCTGCACTAGCTGACGGAGATTCTATCTCGTATTTTAAAGGTATCGAATTATATTCAAAATTACTTATGAGGTTTAAAAAAGTATGAATTTTAAAAAAGGACATAGTTATTACAACTATAAGCAAACAATCATTTCGTCTAACCATTTAAAAGATGAAGATGTATCTCAGCTATGGAAAATTCTAGGTCGTATAGCTGACGATCCAAATAATCGACTAACTCCATCTGAAGATGCTGAGATTTTTATAGGTTATTACGAATAATGGACTCTTTTTTACACAACCATCAAGCTGCGTTGGATAGCCAACGTGAAGATGATGCGATCCAATATCTACAGGATTGTGGGGTTTACCCCGATCCTGACGATAAATTTTTTCCTATGGAAACAGATTATGACTAACGATCCAAAAATACAAGGTAGATTATGTATTAATTTTGAAGTTGATACAAGTAAATATAAAAAGGATTACATTTCTTTTTTATACAACATAGCAAGAACAGTTACTCAAGATTGGACAGAAGAAGGTCTTACTCTTGATATTGAAGAAGATAACTATGTTGAATTACACCATTCTACTGGAGAGTTAAACAACCGCTAACTCTTTTAGGTTTTTGTGGTAACGATCCACCCTATCTAAAAATATACTTTCTGATCCTCGCAACTCTAAGTTGTTGAGGATTTTTATTTGAGGTTTACCACTTCTGCGAGCTACCACAACTGCCCCGTATTTAGGCTTTATGCCTGTAAGATGCTGTAGACCTAGACTGTACGCTCCAAGTTGATGACAGAACTGTTCTATCATGTCATCTGACCTTATTTCTTTAGCTGTTTTCCAATCCACTATGAATGGGCCATCACCGTCTATATCCAATAAAGCGTCTGCTGTACCAGCAAATCCGTAGCCTGGTTTGTACACGGAGAACTCAACTGCATGAATGGCCGTTACACGTTCCAGTATGAATGATCGTAAACCTCTTGCGTAGCCTGACGCACTCCAGCTAACACGCGGTGCGGATTCAACGGCTTTTTGGAGGCCCCATTGCGTGACTTTCTTCGGACAGCGTTCCAATCCATCATTACCCGTTCGCCATATACCACGTTTGTTTGCGTTTTGCCTTGCAAATTTTGCTGCAAGTTTAAGTACAAATTCTGCATGAGAGTGAGCAAGTTTTCCTCGTTCACAGGCAATATCACGTTCCAGATAGGAGTCTGACCTTTTGAGCCAATTTTCAAGGGCATCTTTTGTATGTTGGGGTGCGGTTTCTTTTAAAATATGTGTAACTGAGTGATATA